GTGGTAGAGGTGAGACTTGCACTCACTATCCTTCGTCTATCAAACGAGAGCATATAACTACTTGTGCTTCTCTACCATATTATAAATCAAAATCATTAAAATCGTTTATTATACCTTCATATTTTCTATCTTGCTTGTATATCTGTAAAATACGAGCATGTTCATAATCATCTGTCGGAAAAATTCTTGGTTGTTCTCCTTTTAAAAAAATTGCTGTATAAGATGTTTTCTTATCAATCATTCTGCGTATAATCAAATTATTTGATATCATGTCGCTCATACTTTTATAAATATACTAATATACAAAAAGGAGAGTATCGAAGTTTTTTCAAACATAACTCGAATATGTTTTTACAACCCGTCAACTCTATAGTGGCTGGGATACATGGGCTCGAACCATGAATAGACGAGTCAAAGTCGTCTGTGTTACCATTACACCATATCCCAAAAATGAACAGCACCCGATTATTCCGCGCACGGTTATCTGTTGAAAAACATCAATATGATTACACCGACTCCTGTTTTACAAACAACTAGACTTCTGTTCAAATATTAGAGAGTGTTTAGCCATGTGTGGTTATTACGCTACGTGAACCTACCACGATATTCTGGTAGCAGTGCCCTTAACTCTCTGTAAATTGTTTATATATTATTATCCCAGTTCTTTTAAACATTTTAAAATATGTATGGCTTTGTCAAAATCTCCACAATTTATTGCAGCCATCAAAGCTTTTTTAAGATCATGCACAACGTCAGCTTCAGCATTTGCAAAAAATCCAGATGCATTTGTACTAAGTGATACTGGACTATTTTTACTATATATTTTAGCCGCAGCTTGAATGTTTACTGGTGAACTATTTGTTTCAGCCGATGATTGTATTGGTGATATGTTCATATATAATATATATAGTATATATTATATCAAAACTTTATTATAACTCATAAAAATTTTTGAATAGGTGTAGTTTTGCTTTATATAGCTACACTATAGCGAGTTTCTTAGTTACGCATAAATTCCAACATGTTATTATTTTTCCATTTAACATATTGTTATGAACCTAGAGGCTTTTCGTTGCTTATTTTTCCGCTGATGGTTTAACCCCATGCTCGTACCGGAAAGGAAAAAACTTTCCTACACTCCGAGCTGCTATTCAAAATTAATTTGAGTCGGATAGGAATTGATACCTATTGATGACATTGAATCTGACCCGCTCTATTAGGTAGCCATCGCTTCGTTTCAGAGGCACAGCTTTATGTACACTATACTGTGCGTAATAGAACTTCTCAAGGCTGCATGTCCTTCCACGCTGCCGCTCAAAAATTGGTGGAGACGATAGGACTCTAACCTATAGTTATAACTCGTTCGAAGCGAGGTCGGCTCTACTTTGCCAGCGTCTCCATAAAATGGTGGGAATACTAGGATTCGAGCCTAGAATAACGCCTTCGCAAAGCGTCGTGATATCCATTTCACTATATTCCCATAAAAAGTGGCGGGGTGCATCGGATTTGCACCGACTTTCTATAGATTGACAATCTATCGCTTGTGCTTCATAAGCTCCCACCCCAAAGTTTCACACAGTCATTATTGACATTGATATAAATCAAGAATACTACTGTATATGTTAAAAATTGGTCAGTGTGATTGGACTCGAACCAACATAATTTCCGTTCCAAGCGGAATCGCCAACCTTTGGCACCACACACATGTGCCGTAAGATTTTAGAGACGAAAACACGTACATTATCAAAAATGGTGGGCATGGTGGGACTCGAACCCACAGAATTTAGTTTCTAAAACTAACACGTTTATCCAGTTACGTCACACGCCCATAAAATTATTTGTTATGGATGGATTCGAACCATCGGCATCTGCTTTTAGGGAACTTTTTCGGTGTCTTTTACCATCATATCCCGTCAGTGGTCTACCTCTGAGCTACACAACAAAATGGAGCCGCGTATTGGAATCGAACCAATCTCCTCCCTTTTGCAGAGGGGTCATCACAACCAGCTATGTCACACGGCATTTAAAAAATGGTGCAGTAGGCGGGACTTGAACCCGCAGACCTCTTCGTTGGCAACGAAGCATTCTACCATTGAACTACTACTGCATAAATCGTGGAGCCAAATGCGGGAATCGAACCCGCTTATCTAATTTACAAGACTAGCACATTACCATTTATGTTTATTCGGCATATATAAATTTGGCGGAAAATATAGGATTCGAACCTATGGACCCTTTCGGATCGGGACTTTAGCAAAGTCCTGCGTTAGACCACTCTGCCAATTTTCCGTATTCTAAAATGGTGGGCAAGGTCGGATTCGAACCAACTCAGCCTTACGGCAACAGATTTACAGTCTGCTCCAACTCTCCAACTTTGGCGCTTGCCCATTTAAAATTGTCATTTGAGTCAACCTCAATTTCGCCAATGACGTGACGTTTGCAAATTGGTGCAACGGACAGGGCTCGAACCTGCAACATTCTGTTTGGAAAACAGATACTCTACCATTGAGTTACCGATGCAAAAATTATTTTTTCTTCAAAAAATCTTCTGGTTTCTTAGCAAACTTCTTTGATAATACTGTTATACCTTGAAGGATTTCTGGACTTATCACACCAGTTATGCCATAACTGATTGCTTTTGTCAAGCTACTTACTTCTACTTGTTCTAAAATAAACCATGCTATTGTAGAACATATTGCTGCTGCTATGATTCGTTTAATTTGTTCTGTGCAAGAACGCTTTACACCATCCATGAAAGTTCTTGCCAACATACCCAGTGCTCCAATTAGAGCAACAATCCATCCGCCTCTTAAAAACTCCATCAGTATATCTTTATCTTCCATATTTTTTTAATGTTAATAATAAATATTATATAAAAACTCTTTTAACTATACTATTCGCACAAAATATTTTTTTTATTTTGTCCCGTTCTGCACCACGAGGAGGTTGTATATTACGCAGAACATATGAAGAAAGAAACTCAACACGCTAAATACATGTCTTGTTGCTTCTTTCTTCAACTTTATAAATAACATTATATACTTCGGCCTCACATTATGTTTTCATCTAACCTATCTCTAACCTACATAATGATATTGATTCCCACAAAACGGTACCTAAATGGTCCGGTGGCTATTTTATCGCGCTTACAGGTGCGTTTTTACCCATCTAACCTAACCTAAAAATTTGAATTGTTAAAAGAACCTAACTTAAATTTGATGTTGCTTACTCTATTTACTTTTTTTATTTTGTCAATCTTTTTTTCCAATTTTTTTCTAAAAACTCCAAAAACAAAAAACCCACTCTCTTTTGGAGGGTGGGCTTTTTAGGTTTTGTAAAGTTATTAAACTTTAACTCCTATTATGCCACACCCTGCTTTGTATCGCCTTTATTGGCTCCGCGTGCAGGTTGTGTAATAAAGCACAAACTCCACGAAGTGGCGAGGTTTTGGGATTTGTGTGAATACGAGTTCATGTTTGTTATTGATAAATAGAACTATGATGAAGAAAAAATGAAAAGTCAAACATATTTTTCTAAAAAAAGTGATATTTTTTGCAAATATCTTATTATAACTACTTTTTAGCGTCTAAAAGCGGGGCGACGATGAAATGGTACGTGGGGTCCACGATAATATATTCTGCCATTGTGCCTATAGCCATGATATGAGTATACCCATAGGTCTGGACCGACCCATACACGCTCTTCTATCACAATTGGTTGTTGAACCACAACAACTTCTGTTTGTTGAACAGGCTGTTCGCGATATATCATTGGTCCATTTTGAGTTTGGCGAGCATCATTGGCATCTGCAATGGCACCAGCACCCAACCCAACGCCAGCGCCAATCAATGCACCCTTGAGAGCATTGCCGTTGTAAGCACCAATCACGGTTCCAGCCATGCCACCAATAATGGCACCAGCATCTGCTTTGCGTCCAAACACATCACCTTGAGAGTTGGCACATGAAGTCAATAGCACCAACGGAAGTATTGCTAATAGTAGTTTTGTTTTCATATATTTCATAATTATGTTTTATAATAAAATTTTACTTAGAGGTTGCTCTAAAAACTCCGTCCCAATCTTTGTCAAGATTGCTGTTACGAAGTTCCAATATTCTTTCAATCATCATTTCATAATACTTCTTCATTTCTTTATTCTGCGTCATGAGTTCATTGGCATGAGATATTGCATTATCCCATCTTTGCATTCTGTAATCATTTAGAAAAGCAAAATGACCAGATACAACTGTGTTATATTGGCTTTCACTCAATTTATTTTCAAGTACTGTATAAATTCTCGCGCCATCTTTTTTACCTTTGACGGCGATACAATCAAGTTCAAAACATTGATAATCATTTCTGATGTGCTCAAATGTTCTTGTACCAATCACAATACGCACACCATATGGTTTGCTTTGACCTTCTAATCTAGAAGCAAGATTTACATGGTCGCCAAGACAAGTATAGTCGAAACGCTGAGTAGAACCCATGTTGCCAACAACGACACCCCCAGTGTTGATTCCCAATCCCATTCCAAAAGCCGGAACCCCTTCTTTAGATATTTCTTCATTGAATGTATCCAGTCTCTTTAACATTTGTAGTGCCGTTTTTACAGCATTCTTGGCGTGATTTGGATCATCCAATGGAGCATTCCAGAACGCCATCTGAGCATCACCTATATATTTATCTAGAGTGCCATCATTTTTCAGAATGGCTTCGGTCATGGCAGTCATATATCTGTTCATTATCATTGTAAGACCTTGCACATTCTTACCATAATGTTCTGAAATAGATGTAAATCCACGGACATCTGTGAACATGATGCTCAATTCTCTTTCATCGCCACCAAGTTTAAGTAAACCCGGATTTTTTTGTAGTTTTTCAACCAGTGCTGGTGAAAGATATGTACCAAATTGTTTTTTGATTTGCATCTTCAATTTGAACTCCATCACAAATCTCATAAATATTGCACCAACCCACGGCAAAAATGCTGCGAGAGTTGTCCAAGTATAATCAACCAAATAGCCATTGTGCTTGAATAGATACATTCCAATACCAAATGACACACAAATCATAAATGACACAAGTATTCCATTATAAACATAGCCAAGATATGCAGCAGATGTTACAAGAATCAATCCAAGCAATGTTCCAACTACCAACTCATATAAATCAAACTCCGCTTTGCGTTCCAGTCTATTTCCATCAACCAACATTTGTAGTGTCTGCATACTAACTTCGTGTCCATATGCTGTTCCCACAGAAGTTGCTACTGTGTTTGTTAATCCTTCAGCAGTTAATGCTATAACCACAATCTTACCCTTTACTTTGCTCCAATCTTTATCTGTATATGAAATATTATCAAATTTGTATTTAAAGTTTATCCACACTCTACCACTAGCATCTGTATTTATTGGAGCAGAGCCTTTTACTCGTATAGCTTGCACTCCTGCTTCATTAATTTTTGCTTG